ACTCGGCGCGTCCGATATTGATAGCGTGGACACGACCAAGATTACGCCGCGCGCAACATTGAGCACGGCAGACTTTGATGACTGCTGGATTATCGGCGACTATTCGGAGTTGAACGGTGACACGAACGGCGGCTATGTGGCTATCGAAGTCACGAACGCGCTTTCAACTGGTGGATTCAGCTTCCAAAGTACCGACCTCGAAAAAGGGCAATTCGCGTTTGAGTACATGGGACATATCTCGCTTTCCGATCCCGACACTATGCCGATGACGATTTACATCAAGGCTGGCACTGCGGAAGCAGCCGCGTATGCGTTGTCGTTTGACTCCGCTGCCGGTTCTGGATCTGGCGATACGGCACTCAGCGGCATGACTTCGACACCGGGCGAAGGCGAAAGCTACGTTTACCAGACGGGTTACAGCCTGTGGGTGCCGGCACAGAATACGGTACTGGCTGGAACGGCGTGGACCGCGTGGAACGGCTCGGACGATATCACGGCGACAACGGGCATGGATATTGTTCTGGCGATCGTAACGACTGCTACCGGCGTTGCAAACCACGCAGGAAAAACAACCGTTGTGTCAAAGGCGTAAACTATGAAGTTATCTGAAATTCGCGGAGAGCGCGCAATAGAAGTGATTGCGGATTTGATCGAGCCGATTGCGAATATCGCCAGCGATCCGAAGTGCGGCGACTTGTTCAAGGGCAAAGTCAAAGATGGCGAAACGCCGCGCGTAGCCGGAATCCGCAATCTAAAAGAAAAGGTTCCGTATTTATTGCGGACGCACAAACACAGCATCGTTTCGATCCTCGGAACGCTGAATGATGTACCAGTAAAAAGCCTGAACCTGTTCTCGATCACTAAAGGTATTCTGGATTTGTTCAATGACAAGGAGCTAATCGAGCTTTTTACATCTGCGGCGCAGAGCGTGGAAGAAACGCCGCCTATCGATACATCCAAGACATAAGGTATCCTATCAACGGGAGGGCGGCTGTTAGCTACATGGTCGCCCGCCTGTTGGCAGATATGGAGACTTTAACGTATCGCGTGTATACCACGGACACATTACAGCAGATTGCGAAAGCACAGCAGGGCGGCTCGTATCTGTCGAAGCGGTACGCGGATTTAATAGATGGTAAACCACAAGATACACGGACCGGTGAAGAAATCGCCGCAGACGTGATAGCACGGTGCGGACTGGTGGTGACTTAAATGGCGGGATCATTACTCGATCTTTTCGTAAAAATCGGGATAGACGATAAAGAAGCAGTTAGCGGAATAGAAAACATATCCAAAAAAGGCGCAGGGCTCAGCAAAGTTTTAAAGGGAGCGGGCGTTGCTGTTGGTGCGCTATCAACGGCGGCAGTCGCGCTTGGTACTGCGTTTATTAAAGGCGTAAGCGAAACATCTGCATACGGTGACGAAGTAGACAAGATGTCACAGAAAATCGGACTGTCAACAGAGGGATACCAGAAGTGGCGTTACGTTCTAGGTCAATCCGGCGGTAACATCAACAACATGCAGATGGGCATGAAAACGCTCGCGTCCGCAGCCTACGACGGATCGGAAGCATTTGAAGCAATTGGAATTTCACTGGAAGAAGCGCAATCTTTATCAACAGAACAACTGTTCGAAAAGACAATAACGCAGTTGTCAGAAATGGAAGCGGGAACGGAACGAACCGCGCTCGCTACGGATTTGTTCGGCAGAAGCGCAACCGATATCATGCCGATGCTGAACGGCGGCGCGGAATCAATCGAGGAATTAAAGAAACAGGCCGAGGACTACGGGCTGATATTGTCGCAAGATGCGGTCAATGCGTCCGTTAAATTTGGTGATTCCGTTGATTTGATGCAACAGACTCTAGGCGGCATGAAAAACCGCATGATGAGTGAATTTCTTCCGGCATTGACGAATGTAACGGATGGGCTTGCGTTGCTATTCACTGGCGACATGAGCGGGCTTGACGATATTAACGATGGCATAACTGAGTTTGTCGATAAAATAGCGGACGCGATCCCGCAGATTGTTGAGATTGGCGGCTCGATACTGCAAACGCTCGCGACAGCAATAATGAATAACATGCCGATATTGGTAACAACGGCGTTTAATTTGATAACGTCGCTCGGAATGTTCGTGCTTGAAAATTTACCGTTGCTTTTGCAAACCGCGCTCACAATTTTAACAACGCTCGCAATGGGGCTTGCGGAACAAGCTCCGGTTTTGATACCCGCCGTCATCGAAACATTGCTGACCATGATTGATGTTTTAGTAAACAACATTCCGCTACTGCTAGATGCGGCGGTTCAGCTAATGCTTGGACTTACGAAGGGCATCATCGGCGCTATCCCCGTTCTCGTAACGAAAATCCCGCAGATAATCACGGCGATTGTTAACGCGCTTGTTGCGAATTTGCCGATGCTGATAAACGCGTCAATTCAGATTGTTGTCGCGCTCGCGCAGGGTATCATTCAGGCTATCCCGCAATTGCTACAGGCGATACCGCAGATTGTGCAAGCACTGGTAAAAGGATTTTCAAACGCGTTGAGCACGATTGCGAACATCGGTTTGAACATCGTCAAGGGCATCTGGCAGGGCATTAGCAATGGAATGAGCTGGATTTATGGAAAAATACGCGGCTGGGTAAGTAGCGTCTTGAAGTACATTAAATCCTTATTCGGAATAAAATCCCCGTCAACAGTCATGGCAAACGAAGTCGGTAAATTTATTCCAGAGGGGCTTGCGGTCGGAATCGATAAATACTCCAATGCCGCGAAATCCGCAATGAGTGATTTGATGAACTCACTGATGGGCGAAACGTTTACTCCGACGATCAGCGCGAATGTTAACGCGACCGGAAGCAGACTCGCAACGGTATCAAGCGGCACAAGCACTCCGGCCGGCGGCGTGAATATCGGCGCGATCAATTTCAATCAGCCTGTCTCATCTCCGGTTCAGAACGCAACGATGATTAAGCGCGAATTTCAGGGGGCGTTATATGTCTATTGATCGTAAAGAGATAAAGCTCCAAATTGGCACGAACGTCGTGCAGACCGGATCGGCGTATGACTGGAATCTGCTATCAATTGATGGCGAAGAAATGATGGAGCGCGAAATCAGTCTTGAGCAGTACGTTTCCGATGGCGCGTACATCAAAAACGAACGCTACCTTCCGCGATATATAACCGTTATCGTACAGTCAAAGGACGCGAGCGATGCGCTGATCCTGGCAAGATATATTCAGGCCGTGGACTATTTCGCAAATGAAGCGGATTGCGTCCTGACCGTTTACAGTCACGGGCTTGAACGCTGGATAAACTGCAAACTGCACAAGCGCGAAAATCTTTCGAGCAAATGGCACAAGCGACCGCATTACAAGCTGACGTTAACATGCGCATCGCCGTGGATGCAGGAAGCGGAGATTGAGAACACGTTCAGGTCATCTATCCCGCTTCTGGTTTTTCCAATGACATCAATCGCAGCTACTGGCTGGCTAACGGGGCAGACCTCGACGGGCAACGAGATTGTATTTGATTATAACGGGCAAAAGGAAAACGGATTTTTGCTCACGCTGACCGCAACGGGCGCGGTTGTGAACCCGAAAGTCACGAACCAGAACGGGGATTATGTGCGGGTGCTCGATACGCTATCGAACGCGGAAGTGCTGACGATTGACACACGCTCGGGGCAAAAGGGCGTTGCGGTTGATGGCGTGACAACCAAATACGACAGGTTGTCTACATTCTTCTCGCTCGAAAAGGGCGAGAACACGCTCGCGGTTTCGGCTGATAGCGGAGTGGCGAACCTCGTCAAGGTGCTAACCTACACGGAACTGTACAGGGGTATTTGATGGAATTAAAACTGCTTGACGAAAACTTCGAAATAATGGGCGATCCGATCGACAACTACACGAGCCTATCTTATGTGGACTCGTGGGAAGAAAACGGCTCGTTTGTTGCGGTTATGCCGAACGATAATTTTGAAGCGTTCACGGAAGCGAGTTATGTTTTCTTCGACGGTCGCACCTATGAAATTGAGGGCATCGAGAGTGACGACGAAATGACAGTTTCCGGTCAGACGCTGGATGCGCTCCTTGACCGCGTTGTGATTTACGAGATTGAGCGTTTGCAAGGTCGGCTTGAAGATCAGGTACGGTACATCGTCAATAAGCTGGCGATAACGGGAACTCAGGCGATCGACAAACTCGTACTCGAAACCGACAACGATTATAAACGCGCTATGGATGCGTGGACTGTTCGCGGGCCGCTTGGAAAATTCCTGCGCGAACAGCTCAACTTGCGCGGATTTTCTTACAAGATTGAATACGACGTGGACACGGACACGCTGATATTCCAACTGCTGAACGGCGCGGATCGGTCGCAGGATCAGGACACGAACACGACCGCGATTTTTTCAACAGATGCGGGGAACATTGAAAAAGTCACCTACAAGAAAAACACGCGCGATTATTACAACTTTGCTGTTGTTTGCAACGAGGACGAGGAAGATTTGCAGACCGTCGAAGTTGACTTATCTGGTGGCGAACCAGTTCGCGCTATGTACGTGCGCGGTGATAAGGTTGTACGCGATCCGGACGCGACAGAGAACGTATTCGTTATGGCAGGTCAGAAGTGGAACGGATCGGCTCACGTTGGATATGTCGCAACGTCAACCGATGGAATCTCGTGGACAGAAAGAGCGGCTGGAACGACAGAACAATTATGGTCGCTTGACTATCAAAACGCAAGATTTATAGCGGGTGGAAGCTCGGGAGATATCGTTATATCGTCGGATGGGACAAACTGGACGAAATATGAATCTGGAACAGCGGCGGCTATTGAGGGCGTTGGATATATTGACGGCGGGTATTTCTTGTTTACTAACACAAGTTACATCGGATCGAGTTATGATGGTCAAACTTTTACTCCGGTTTATTCCTCGGATATTAGCAGAACGTGCATAAATACGGCTCTTGTTCAAAATAAACTCATTGGATTTAATTCCGGAGTAACAAACATAGAAAAACTAACGTCTTTAGATGGATATACTTGGGAATCTGAGACAATTGAAATTTCTGAATCTTCAACGAAAGTTGCCATCATGCGAACTTCGTTTGATCGCGGCATTCTTTGCGCGGCTGGATATTGGTACGACGGAGCAACATATAAACCAATTACAATTACATCGCAAGATAATGGATTAACACAAATATTAACAATCATCGAGTCACTATCAGGGCACAGGTTTAGAGACATGGCGACTGGATTAGGGCTTTTTGTAGCCGCTGGATTGACCGACATCATTGCGTGGTCGGATGATGGAATAACGTGGACGGACTGCACGCCCGCAACGGCAATTGATTATAACACAATCACGTTCGACGGAGGAACATTTTACGCATACGGACTTACAACACATAAGGTTGCAACGTCAACCGATGGAAAAAACTGGACTGTTACGGATACAAATACAACGGCATATCCTGCGGCAGTTGTATACTGCGCGTCATCCTATCTGGACTCGCTGCGGCAGGTTGGCGTAAACGCGCTCAGTGCGACACAGGAGCGCGAAGTTATCGACGGCGAGATTTTACCCGGAACAACGCCGATTTATGGCACGGATTACGCGGTTGGCGACATCGTTGATGTGAAAGATTTGGAACGTGATATAATGGTGACGAAGAGGATTATAGAAGTTCAGCATATTCGCGAACCGTCACAGGTTATATCAAAGCCGAAATTCGGCGTAGACTATTTGAATTTACGGAAATATATAAAGCAAGAGGTGCGGCAGAATGGCTAGAGAAGGTTTTTTTGATTCGACAGAGGTCGAAACTTTAGAAAGCGGGCTGGTAGTCGGCGACAAAGCGGAATCGTCGGATTTTCTGGCGAAATCGCTATACACCGTTTTAGGTGACGGCGTGACGCTCGATCCGACATCGAGCCTGTTAGTCGCGCCTAAAACTGGCATGACGGTAACGCTCAAAGCGGGCGCGTTATGGAAAGACGGATACATGTTATGGGAGGAAGAGGACAGAGATATCACGTTTTCGTCCGATCCCGGGGAGCAGACGTTTTACATCAGCGGGCGACTTGACGAGCCGAGCGGAGAGTTTACGAATAATGAAGTATATCCGTATTCGGATTTTGTTGTGGCAACGGATGTCTGTGTTGCGAAAATCGTTATCACG